GTATGAGCAAGTGAAGCATTGCCAGTCATACCAGCTAACTGTGCAGCTTTCTGGTTTATAGTAACCGCAGCTTGTGGGTCAGCAGCGTCTACACCTTTATAGGCTTCCTGTAGAATATTACCAGCAGTAATATCCTGCCCAATCTTAGCACCTGTTTGATAGCCTGTGCTGACGATGTCAGCTAAGTTGTACATTGGCATATTATCCTTACATCAAGAATGCTGCAAAAGCAGCATCACCAGCACCAGAAGCACCTGCAGCACCTCCGTAACCACCTAAAGCAGAAAGGTCAGTAGCACCTGTAACACCGCCCATAGTAGAGAAATTACCAGCACTAGCTCCACCACCGCCACCGCCTAAGGTAGTAGCCAAGTTGTTCAAGGCATTAGCAGAAGTTAAGTTACCATATAGACCAGCACCGATAGAACCCATACCTAAAATATTAGATTGACCTTGTGCATTAATTTGATTCTGTAGACCTGCAGCACCTAGTTGACCAGAGTACTGTGCTTGAGCAGCAGAGGCAGGAGACTGGGCAGCACCTGATAAAGTAGATAACTGCTGGAACATTTGGTTGTAGTAACTACCAAAATTAGATTGACCAAGAGACTGCAAAGCAGCAGACTGACCGCCTGACTGTAGTGTTCCTGTAGCAGCTCCTGCAGCTTGTGCTGTTCGTGTGCCTTGCTGTAAAGTTTGTTGATAACCAGGAGAAGACAAAGCTGACGAAGGGTTACTCACCAGTGCATTTAACTGTGAAGCAGCCCCAGCACGGTATGGTGAATAAGGGTCGTAAGTACTTAGACCTGCTGGTTGAGGTACGTTTGGTTGCTGTGAGCCTCCGCCAAAGAGTCCACCGATTGCATTACCGATTCCACTAACTACGCTACCCATGATTGTTCCTTAAATAAATTTACTATACAGTTTTTCCATGAATGTGTAACCTAAGTATTCAAGTAGTCTAGAATTGTCTAGGTGTACTTTAGTGCTACACATTATCCTATTAACATTAAGGCTCTTGAGATGTTGTTCAGAAAACTGAAACATCTTGATACCTGTCCTACCTTTTCTGTGTTCTTTACGAAGATAGTAAATATCCTCTAGTGCTGTTAAGCAAGACTTAACATGTAAGGGAGCACATACTATAAACATCATGTACCCAATTAATTCTTGCTCTTTACGACATGTTATAAGATGTAACATGCCTGCTTGTTCTAGACCGTAGTAGCTTTCCCAGTTAGGTTCTAGTTCGTAACCACCTTTAAAGCCTTCTTCTAGTTCTGCATAATGTTCAGGATAGATTTTAATTAAATCATTCAGTGCATCTGAATAATTCTCTACCTGAAATGTTATCATAACTAGTTCCTATATTGCATCTGTTGTGGTCCGTCTTGTTCTAATTCACCAATATCGAAGTCTACTTCAGCAGCTAACAATCTTAAAGAAGTATTATCTGTACAGAGAAACTCCCATGCTCTACGACGTGCTTGTCCTGTTTGATAAATCTGAGGACGTTGTGCAGCTAAGTTAACTGTGCGATAAGGAGACCAAGACTTATAGTCATCATCTGTATGACGAATATTCATAACTGCTGATTGTTTATCACCGACAATCTCAACACGTTGATAAAACTTACGTTTAGTAGTACCGCTATCTAACAAATCAGTTACTGAGCGATAATAAATAGGAGCACCAGCATCATTGTATACATGGTCTGAAACAGTGTATAGTTTACCGTTATCGTCATCTAATACGTAGTAGATACTGCCATTACCTGCATAGAAGCTAGGACGGAAGTATTGTTCAGCATATATACCTGGAACGCCTGAATCTACATCTCCCTCAGCCCACATAGTCCACTGAGTCCAAACTTTTTCATTAGCATCGTATACTATTGTAACATTTAAATCAGCTAATGTCAAGATATAAAAGGTGTGTCCATTAATACGTAGAGGATAGGCTCTTACGTCTGTTAAAGTACTATTTTGAATAATACGGTCAATAAACGGAGTAGAAATCTTAGAAGGAGACGTACCAGAGATAGCATAGACTGAGGGGCCTAAGTCCTGAGATGTACCTACAAAGAAGACTACGTTCTCAATACTGACAATGGAATTACCATTAGCACAGCCTAGTTCAATCTTGTATGATGAGGCAACCGATAAAGGAGAGCCTGGGTAATTACCAGCGTCATAGAAGAATTCTATTGAATATTGACCAAAGCTAAGAATGTAGTTTAAATGCTTACAAAGTCCTACTTGATTATCAGGGTCTGATTCAGCAGTGATGTAATTTAAAGCATTCCATGATGTAGGGTCGTTAGGGTCGGAGGTAAAGATTTCTCCGTTTGCACCACCGATAATAGTATAAGTATCCAAGTAAGGCGCACCAGCAACTAACTGTCCTGTAGGAAACCCATTTAAAGAAGCTAAAGCAGCAGCCCCAGAGCCTGTGTTATCTGTAAAGGTAAGTACAATAGTATCTGTAGAAGTATAACCTGAGCCGCCATTAGTAACAGTTACACCAGTAACAACACCACCCTGCCAAGTAGCCGTGGCTGTTGTTCCTGTACCATCCCCGCCTGTAAAGCTAATAATAGGAGCAGCATTATAGCCACTACCTTCATTAGACATGGTGATGGAGTTTACTACACCATTACTAATTGTTGCCACAGCAGTAGCTACAGTACCTGAGTAAGCAATAGTAGCCGTACCATCTGTAGCTGTACCACTAGTAAAGGCAGGAGCTGTAGCACCTGTTACGCCTGATATAGTATAAGTATAAAGATTGCTACCATAATAGACTTGTTGCCCTACCGTAACAGTAGCACCTGTGGTCCAAAGAGTACCAATAACTACTGTAGGGGTTGATGTATAACCACTACCGCCTATGTTGATGGCAATATTAGTTATGGAACTTCCTGTAGTAACTACTGTGCCTGTCGCTGTTGTACCGCCTCCTGCAGGGGCTGAGAAAGTTACTGAAGGGTTTGTATAGGCTTGACCGCCTGTCTCAACCACTACAGAAACAACATTATCATCCTTTAATTGGATAAAAGCACCTGTAGCAGGATTATAAGTATAACCATGTACTTGATTCTGAACAAACAAGTAGGTATTGTTTAATGTCTGATTAAAATAACATTGCTGTACTTTACCTCCTATTGTGCCCGTCATTGTTCCTATTGTAGTTACTGCATAGGTAGTAGGGTCAATCTTGTAGAGTACATTGTTAATAGCTGCAAACAAGAAACCATTAAAGTATGATAGCCCCTGTCCTTGCGCTACAGGCAGTGTAGGCGTGGTTACCACTTCAGTCAGGCCAGGACGCTTAACAAACTCACGTTTGCCGTTAGTCATCTCAAAGTAACCATTGACACATTTAGAGTCAGTGTTTAAGAAACCATCTCTGGTCTCAATAGGCTGAGATAAAGGTACTCTAATAATAGGCATATTAGTTAGGTTGTCCGAATTTTACATTAGCCATACGCAGGTCAGCTTGGAAGAAAGTAGAAGTAGATTCCACATCCCAGTCTGATAACTGGTCACGATATGCTTTAGCTCTTGCAGCAATCTCTTGACGATGATTACCAGGAACAGAATATTCAATAGCAAGTTGGTCTGCTAAGTTCCATACTAAAGTATTCATCCACTCAGTAGGGAAGTTAGGAATAGAAGAACCATAATTAATGTCTTCAATAGGCTGTTGAGCCATAAAGTGCAAATCATATTGATATGCAGCATTTGAGTTAGGTGTCAAATAAGCATATAGATTACCTGTGTTCTGACGAATCTGATAATAGATAGAGTTAGCAACACCTGTACTAAACTTAGAACCTAAAGTATTATATTCTTGTTGGCTAAGAATTTGAATAGGGGTATCAATGTTTGGAGTTACAGTTGTTTGACGTAGCCAAGCTTGAATAACCTTTAAAGGTTTAGCGGTATCTAAATCCACTGTAGGATTTTGAGAGGCAGGCCCAATAGAATATTCAGTCTGCCCATTAACTAAAGGAAGAACAAGTTCATTTACTGTCCAAAGTTTTAAGCCT